TAACCTCCGCCTCGTCTCTCGTGTTGTACAGGATGTTGGAGTTCCATCTCACGCCGGTCGTGCGTAATCCCGCTACCGTTGCAGCAGGGACACCGCAATAAGAACGACTGGTTCAGCTCGATTGTCCAACTCTTGGGATTGGGCAGAGCCTCGTAAAGTTTAATATTGGGATTCGACGACCGCAATTCCGTCACGGCGCTGACAACTCGTGCTATGAGGTGCTGCTCCAACCGTCCGCCAAGAACGACCGCACTCAGGGCATCGACGGGAAACTCCACATCGCGGGATTCGGAATGCTCAAACTCCCTTGCGATGCGCCATTCCTGCTCGTATTCCCATTCCAAACCCTTGTGGAAGGCTAGTGTAAGTTCAGGGTCCGCGCATTCCTCCGGCGTGGGCGGGTTCGGGTCGTACGAGACGGGCTGAGGCTGGTTCTTTTGAAAGAATGGATGCGCGGTATTAAAGCCCAGCACGAATCCTCTGTGGCCTTGAGCGTAATGCACCCACATCAAATGATTCGTTGCGGTCTTAGTTAGGCACACAATCCCAAGGCTTCGGCGAAACTTGAATTGACGAACAGTATATCGGTGATCCGAGAGATAACGAGAATCAAATACATCGTTGAATGTGAGCGGTGAACTGAAGCGCAGCGTCTGTCCCTCAAGCGCATATTCGATGCCTGCAGGGGAGTAGTACTTGTAGAGAAGGGATGGAACCCCGAGTTCAGACATTTATCACTCTCTCGTAGCCTGGAATCAGCGCTGCCGCCAGTCAAACCATTTTGAGTGTAGCAAGGTAGGGACGAACCACGTTGGAGGCGGTATATACTAGCCCTATAACTCTCCGGCCCCACGGGACCCAGGAGCACTTCGACAAAGGGAGGAGTGCCATGTGCCACGCCGCCGGTGATCATTCCCCCGAACGCTCTATCAGCGTGACTCTGCATGACCGCCCCGTCTCGTTCACGCTGGCCAAGTTTTCCGTGGATGTCCGCTTCGATGATTTCTGCGTGCTGGGTGAGGAGATCAGCGAAGCCGTCCGCAAAATTCTGGAGGGAAAGTGCCCCAACCCCAACGAATGACCGGCTTGCTGCGCGTACGCGCGGCGAATACGCCCGACGGCGACTGGCAGGTGCTCACCGTGCTGCCCAACGGCGCGCAGTTCCTGCTGTCTCCCGCTGAAGCGCTGACCTATGCCTTCGCCGTTCTGATGGTGGCGCGCAGCTTGTTTCCCGATCAGGCCGCACTCGACGCCGCAGTGCCCATAGCTTACGACCGCAGTCATGAACTGCTCCTTGACCGGAGCGTGCAATGAGTGCGCCGGCGCCGGTTGCGGTGGCGATCAGCGTGAGCGCGAACCTGGAAGCCGATCGCGTGATCTATCAATTCGGCGATCAGTCTTACGGGCTGACGGCCGAAGACGCCGCGATCCTCATGAACCAGACGCTGGCCGCGCTCGAAATCCTGCGCCCCTACGGCGCTTCCGGGACGGTGCAATGAACCTGCCCGCTTCAGTGCGCCGCGCCGGTCTGGCCGTGAGGCAAGCCTGGGATATGTGGTGGAGCGGCGGGCCTGCCGGTTCCTCGACCGGCATCTGGGCCTGGGATGCATCGAAGAGCGGCTCACGCCTGAGTAAGTGGTGGCCACCGAGGACCGATTTCGCCACCATCCTCTCGCCCGCTATCCTCAAGGCCCGCGCCAGAGATGCCGACAGGAATAATCCTTGGGCACACAGGGCGCTGAATCTGCTGCGTGATTACGTGGTTTCGACCGGCATCGTGCCGATGGTGGATACCGCCGATACCGCGCTGCGCGCCCGCACTCATGCGCTGTGGGCGGCATGGTGCGAAGTGGCCGATTTCACTGGGCGGCACAGCTTCAATACGCTCCAGGGGCAAGCCTTCCGTTCCTGCCTCATCGACGGCGAGGTGCTGGCGCTGATCCGGCCCGGGACGAATTTGCAGATTCAGATTCTCGCTTCCGAATTCCTCGATTACAGCCGCGATAACGCCGAGGACATCATGGGCGGAATCCAGTACGACGCCGAGGGCCGGCGCGTGGGCTATTGGCTGTACCAGAAGCATCCGGCGCAGCCGCTGAACCCGGTATCGGAGTTCGTGCCCGCCGATCGCGTCATTCACTTGTACGCGCCGCTGCAGCCGGGATTTGAGCGCGGAGTATCCTGGCTTGCGCCCGCCCTGGTGCCGCTGTACGAATTGCAGACGTACCTCGAAGCGTCCCTGGTGCGCGCCAGAACCGGATCGCTGTTTTGCGGTTTTATCCGAAGCGCCGATGGCACGCCGTTGCTGGTCACCCCGGAGGGCGAAACCACCTTCGAGCCGGGATCGATGGCGCGCTTGCGTCCTGGCGATGAGGTAAGCTTCACCACGCCGCCTGACCCGTCGTCGAGCTTCGCCGCGTTCGTGAACACGCAATTGCGGGGTATTGCGTCTGCACTGGCCTTGCCCTACGAACTGCTGACCGGCGACCTGAGCAATGTAACCTTCGCTTCGGGGCGCGCGGGCCTGCTGGCCTTCGAGCGCACCTGCGACGCCATCGTGCAGATGTTCGCGCATCAGTTCTGCCGACCGGTATGGCAGTGGTGGACACGCATCATGGTGGCGACCGGGGAACTGCCCGGGGAGATCCTCACCGCGTCCGCGCGCTGGGTGGGGGTGCCGATTCCGACCCTCGACAGCCGGATGGAAACGCAGTCCACGATCCAGAAGATCAGGGCGGGGCTCATGTCAAGAAACGAGGCCGTGCGCGGGAGCGGCGTGGATATCGAATCGCTCGACCGCGAGATTGCCGCAGATAGCGCCCGCGCCGATGAGTTGGGGCTGATCTTCGATTCCGACCCGCGCAAAGTCACGCTACAAGGCCAGGAGCAAGCTGGAGTGAGTTTCGATGGCACACCGCAAACCGTCCAGTAAACTGCTCACGCGCGCCGCCACGCTCACGCCGTCGAGCTTCGACGCCACCAAGCGCACCGTGGGGCTGGTCTGGTCTACGGGCGCGGCGGTCCAGCGGTACGACTTCGAGGGACCGTTCACTGAGCGCCTGGATATGTCGCCGGACGCGGTGGACCTGTCGCAACTGAGCGGCGCGCCCGTGCTGAACAGCCACAACCGCTTTGACGTGCGCGAAATTCTGGGCACCGTGCTCGAGCCTTCCGTGGACGGGGCGCGCGGCGTTGCCACCGTCCGATTCTCGAGCCGTCCCGACGTGGAGCCGATCGTCCGCGACGTGGCGGACGGCGTCATCAGCCGCGTGAGCGTGGGCTACAGCGTGCAGCAGTGGCAGACCGCAAAGGACAGCAATGGCAATCGCACCAAAACCGCCACGCGCTGGACGCCGGCGGAAATCTCGTTTACCGCCATCGGGGCTGACCCGGGTGCCCGCACTCGATCTGATGGCGGGGAAGATTCCGAGGATTGCGACTGCCCCGACGGCAAAGATTGCCAGTGCGAAGAAAGCGAGGACACCATGACCAAGGCCGCTATCCCCGACCAGATCCGCAGCGCCGCCACGCTGCTGGGCATCACGGGCAACTTCGTCGAGACCCTGGCTACGCGCGAGGGCGTCACCATCGAAAGCGCCCGCAGCGAATTGCTCACCCACCTGCAAAGCAGTTCGCCGCGCATCGATGGCCGCGCCGTGATCACGCGCGATGAGCGCGACACCTTCCTGGAGCGCATGCTGAATGTAGTGGCGCACCGCTGTGTCCCGAGCATCCAACTGCGCGAGGACGCACGGCCCTGGGCTGGCCGCAGGTTATCCGATATCGGGCGCGAATTCCTCCGGGTGGCGGGCGAATCCACCCTGGGTAACGATGCCGAGGTCTTCCTGCGCTGGGGAGCGCTGCATACCACCAGCGACTTCGGAAACTTCCTGGCGGAACTGTTTAACAAGCAATTGCTGGTGGCGTACAAGATCGCGCCCAGCGGTTTAAAGCTGCTGGCCCGCGCCGCCACGGTGAACGACTTCCGCAACAAGCACGTATACCGCAATTCGCCCATGGGGCCGCTGTTGCCGGTCAACCAGCACGGCGAATTCAAGCGAGTGGACAAATCGGACGTGACGCCTGAAAGCTACGCCGTCGCCAGCTATGCCGGCGTTTTCGGCATCACCCGCCAGACGTTGGTCAACGACGATATGGGCGTGTTCAACGATATCGCCCAGCAACTCTCGATTCAGGCTGCGGAGTTCGAGAATCAGCAACTGGCGAATCTGATCGTGAGCAACCCGGTGATGTCGGACGGCAACCCTCTGTTTTCCGCTGCCCACGGCAATCTGGCCGCTGCCGGGGGCGCAATCGCCGATACCACCCTCACTGCCGCGCGTCTGGCACTGCGTATGATGACCAATCAGAACAGCCAGCCGATCAGCGTGGAGCCAAAATACCTGCTCTCGCCCGCCACCCAGGAAACCACGGCGCAAAAAGGCTTGGCCGCGATATATCCGACGCAGACCAACTACGTGAACGTGTTCCAGGATTTCGTGCGCTTGGTGGTGGACTCGCGTCTCGATCATCTCGGCCAGACGCTGGCCTGGTACCTGTTTGCGGACGTGGCCCAGGTGCCGGTGCTCGAATTCTCCTACCTCACCGGTTACGAAGGCCCGCGCGTCTACACACGGGTGGGCTTTGCAGGCGGATCGGATATCGACGGAACCGAAGTGCTCTGCCAACTGGATTACGGATGCGGTGTGATCTCCTGGCAGGGCGCGTACAAGAATCCGGGAGCGTAACGATGAAGTCGAAAACCACAACCACGCCGCCCGACTTCGACACGCTGTACAACAACGTGCTGGCCCTGATCGGCGGGCCGATTGAAGTAGACACGCCGCAACTGGGTCGCGTGGCGTTTCCGCGTCCTGCGGAGTTGTACGCGGCGTTGAACTATCTGCGTATGGCGCAGGCTGCGGCCAGCGGAAACGCGCCGACGGGTGTAATCGTGATTCAACATGATCGCGGCCTGTGGCCGTGTAGGGGGTGCTGCTAATGAAGAACTTCGTTCAGCCGGGAGAGTACGGCCTTACCATCACCGCGCCCGCCGGGGGCGTGACCGCTGGGCAACTGGTGATCGTGGGAGCCATCTACGGCGTGGCCGCATGCAACGCCGCCGCCGGGGCGCAGGTGGAAATCGCCGTCGAGGGCGTCTACGACTTGGCCAAGAACCCGCCCGACGCGCTAGTGGCCGGCGCCGTGGCCAAGGTGGTGCCCGCCACCGGCGTGGTGAGCGCCGCCGGGACCGCCGCCATCGGCTGGGTTGTGCAAGCCGCCGCTGCTGGCGCCGCCACCGCGCGTGTGCGGCTGGTGCCGTCGATTGCCGGGACGCCGACCGTCGCCGCCGACCACGAAACGCACGGCGCGCCCTACCGAAGAAGCGCGTGAGCGGGAGGGCGACGAAATGCTCGCCAGCAGGCCAATGGTGGTTTAGAGTGACTTACGTTCAAGACCTTGCGTTTCTTCGGCTGCGATCACTTCAAACCCATACATGAAACGCCAAGGCCAATAGCGACTGAAGTGGGGTTCATCGGGCCTCTTGCTCGTTACACGCAGCGTGAGATCACCAAAAACGAATGACTCATCAACTTCAAGATCCGTGTCAGATCTCATATCGAACTTGTAGCCAACGACGTGCATCTCGTCAAAAAGTTGTTGTAGGCTGGGCATGGCCGTGCGGTCCTCGCTGACAGTATGTACGCACGATCCAAGCATCCGCAAGACGCAAACACACGGAACAAGAGTGACCTGCATGAATTCGACACGTTTTTGGCATGGCCAGAAAGTTTTTTTTTTGCGGACGCCCGTGATAACCCCGTGATAACCAGACGCCGATACACGCTAAAACGGGGTAACAAGTGCCGCACTAGATGCAATGAAAACAAACCACATAAGGCGCGGTAAGACGGGGTGAAATGTTTGGAAGCGGGTTCGAGTCCCGTCTCCCGCTCCAAACTAACTCGCTGACTTGATGGGGATTACGCGGATTTTTTCGGATTTGGTTCTAACATTTTCTAACCGCCCACACTTCCGTGCACGCGCCCGCTCGATAACGTCTTTCATGGCGTTGTTCCAGGCTGCCGCCGCCGCCTCATTGTCGGCGGGCATGGCGTGGGCGTAGATCCCATACGTGATGCCAGCATTGGCGTGTCCTAATCTCTCGGAAACGGCGGTGATGGGAACTCCCTGACTGATCAGTTCGCTGGCGTGACTGTGGCGCAGCGAGTGCATCGAGACGCCCGCCAAACCGGCCTTGCGCAAGGCCGCCGTGATGCGCGTAGAAAGATGCTTGGGCGAATAGTAGTGGCCGTCGGGCCGGGCGAAGATCAGGTTCAGGTTGGCATAGCCGGGGCCGTAGAGAGCGCGTTGCTTATCCTGCTCACGCTTGTGTTCCCTCAGAACTTCTAGGACGGCGGCGGAGAGCGGGAAGCGCCGGGGCTTTCCGCTTTTCGTTGATTTGATGTACAGGTCGCCCGTCTTTCGTTGTCCCAGCGATTTGGA